TTGCAGACGATTGGGATGAAATTGCAAAGATACTATTAGGGCCAACCGCAAAAGAAACTGATACACATACAGTTGAAAGTATGTTTGCAGTACTCAAGAACGATCCAAACTACGAAGAGCTTGTTGCTCCGTGGAAAGAAACAATGGCCAAGGCAGGCAAAGGCCTACCTGAGTCTGTAGCTGTCAAACAATTAGATAGAATTAAAGAACTAGCAGGATTAAATTTAACTAGTGTGAGAATGATATGAGGTTTTACGAGTTCATACAAACAGACAAGCCGGTCCTTAAAGAAGGTGCCCGCATTGATCATGCAGAGGACATAATCTTTTGGGAAGGTTCTAAAGGAGCAGTACGTGCGTTAGAATCATTAAAGGCTTTAGAGCAAGGCGGACACACAGACGTTACTATTAAATGGGACGGGTCACCTGCTATTGTGTTTGGACGCAATGAAGCTGGAGAGTTTATACTCACAGACAAAAGCGGATTTGTTAAGGCAAAAGGAGTCGAACGTGCAACAAGCGGAGATGAACTTGCAAACAATTTACTAAGTCGCAGTGGCGGCAAGAACAGAGAAGATCCAAAGCGTATAGCATTTGCTGGTAGTATGAAAACTATCTTTGATCAGTATGAAAAAGCAACTCCTAAAGACTTTAGAGGTTACTTACTAGGAGACTTGTTATACTACACTACACCAGAAGTTATTGATGGTCGATTTACATTTACTCCTAACATTGTTACATATAAAGTAGATGTTAACAGTGATCTAGGCAAGCGTATAGCACAGTCAACTACAGGTGTTGTGGTTCACAGATTGTTAGATGAAGCCGGAACACCTAGTCCTGTACCGCCACTCGACATGCAAGGCACAGAAGTGTTTATAGTTCCAAGTGTTACTGTTTCAAAGGCAGCAACAATAGAAGATGAAGACATTAATGTCTTAAAAGGAACAGTGTCACAGAACGCAGCGGCCATAGATCAAATGTTAGATACAAACAAACTAACAGAACTAAAAATGAAAGACTTGCCACAAATATTTTACACTTATCTAAATAGTACAGTAGACACAGGCATGAACAACCCAGCAGCAGGATTTTATAACTGGCTTAAAACAAGTAAGGTTAGCGGTGTTAAACAACAAAGGATAGCTGAATACCTAGGACAAAACAAAGGTGCTTATGAAGCAATGTGGCGTGTTGTGGAAGGTATTATGAAGATTAAAGATAAAATTATTAATCAATTTGATTCACATGATGCAGATGTTAAAGCATCAATTGGGGATCACGGACCTGTTTCACCAGAAGCACACGGCGATGGTGGCGAAGGGTATGTAATGACGCATCCAAAGGGCGATATAAAACTAGTATCACGAGGATACTTTACAAAAGCAAACAGATCAATAGCACGTTAGGAGAAAACGATGAAGATTAAAGAACTATTAGGTGAAGCATACGGTGATGATAATTTTGACCTAGGCAACCACGGCATGGAACTAGACAAAGATGATGATGGAGACAAAGAAGGGTTTAAACAAAAACCAATATTTGATCAACTAGGTAAAATAATAGACAGTCAATCTAATCCTACACCACTAAACACTGTTAAAACTGATGACGGAGAAACCATTGAAGTAGATCCTAACCAGGCACACGAATTGCGCAAACTATTACGTGCAGAAGGCATGAAGCCACAGATGAAAATGCGCTTCACTAGAGATTTACAACTAAGCAAGCATTTACATGATTTTATAGATAGTAAAGACTATCATAAGATCGGTTCTGTCTTTATGCAAAAGTACATGTAATATGCAGATGAACTTCTTACAAAATTTAGAAGAAGCGAGAATGACCCGCAATGATCAGAATGTTAAAGTTCTGACATATGCAGATTGTTGTGAAAGGCTGTATCTTTCACTAATCATTTTAGAACTGTTAAAGAACTTTCCTAACGCAACCAATGTAGTTAGGGGCTATGCTAGTAAAACATTGTCTGTGAATTATGAACGTTTTAAAATGAACAGTACCGACTTGTATAACTTCATTTATTTTGTTACAGGTGACGAACGTGCAATAGGAAAATTAAAAAATCCAGGAGCAGCGATGCGGTCACGAGCATCAACAACTCTTCCGGTGGATGGTGTGAAATCGTATTTAAGATCAATAAGCAGCGGTGCTACTAATAATCCGACACAGCTCTTTGTAAGGTTAGAAAATGTTCTTAACGTTACAAATACAGATTATAAAACTATTAGACGTAACGTAACAAACTGGAACGATTTAACATCTGATAAGAAAAGAGTTGTTGTAACTAAACTACTATACGCTACTAGAGCCAAACTAAGAAGCAGTGATATTATTGACGACTTAGAAAAGTTTACAAGTCAACGTGACCTAGAAAGTAATTGGGTTGATGATAACGAACCAACAATTAGTATTCCTGATATTAGTGCTGGTAGTAGAGACTATGTGTTTTATAGGTATCTTGTAGGGCCTGAGAATATTATGCTTGTGAAAGGCTTCTTAGAACTAGCGGCACAAGGCAAACCTATACCAAGTAACATGGTTAAAGCCATGCGTCCAGCAATAGCAGCACTAGATGATGTAGTTAGAGCAGGGCCTAGTTACATTAGCATGTTTAAGTCCATCCGAAATCGAGCCAAAAAGACCTTAAAGTAACATTTTTTTCCTTGTAGGCTAAATACAATATAAGAAATTAATAATGATTTCTGAAAACACTCTGGAGCAGAGTGTGCTATTTATGAAACAGGAGAAATAAAATGGCAGCATTAGACGCAGGTTTGGACATTGATCGCATTCACGGTTCAACAAATTATGTAGCAAATACACTTTTCAGTGTAACACAAACAGCAGCATACTTGATTCAAGTATTTGAAGATGACGGCTCAACAGCTATCAACTTAACAGCCCAAGACGGTGGCGACGGCACAACAGGTGTTAGTGGTCAGTTAATTGAAGCGATTGTACGTGAGTGTCAACCACTTATGTATATGGCAGCACCATCAGGTGATACTAACGCAATCTACATGATTGTTGACAATCACGCTGTAGACGCAGCTACACTACAAGCACGTATCCGTAACTTAGGTGCGACTAGTAGCAACCAACGTAACTTCGTTTCTAGTGATGGTGATGGTACTACAACTACTATTGACATCGGTGGAACAACTGTTACACTTGGTACAGCAATTACAGTAGCTTAATAGGCACTTTACTAAAGGGCCTTTAGAGGCCCTTTACACTATATATAAGCTATTAACACAGGAGATAAAAAATGGCAACATATGATTTTACACCAGGAAATGGTGGAGCAAACGCAGTAGGCACATTAGAAACTACTGGTTCAGTACAAATGTTCGTTATTGGATGTGACAGTGCTTCAGACGGTACAGACGATGCACCGGTTGATCTACGTGCAGTAGACGCAGTACATGGTTCACTATACGATTTAATTTTACGTGAACTACAACCTCTAATGGCACATGCTATTAACGATAATTCAGGCGTAATGAGTGTATTGATGGATTCATCTAGCAACACACCAGCAACAATTGCAGCACGTTTAGCAAACTTGAGCGGACTTGGTTCTGACACAACAGTATCAGTAGCTGCTAGTTTTGCAGTAACGGCTTAATAAATTCTAACTACCTTAGAATCGTGAAGTTGTAAAAGGCGTCACACTAAAGAGTCACTTTTTTAAGTGGCTCTTTTTTTATGACTTAAATAGATGCATGAGAGTAACGATAACCACAGTAGTTGATATTACAGAAACCAATGCTAGAAGAGACGATCCAGCATTACATAAACAACAGCAATCAAATTATTTGACCTTGTTGCAAACTGTGGGGTTACGGGTTCAGCCCACTCCAATTGGGTGCAATTCTTTTGTAGGAGATATAAGCGGCTACGGCTTTGGAACTTCTATTGCAGACAAGCAACGGTATTGGGTGTTTGAATTTACATATGATTACGTAGGCGGACTTTCTGAAGAGATGCTGATGGACGACTTTGACCTTGTACCAATTGTCACACAGTTAACTGATACAGCAACAATTTCAAACGGAGCATTTAGGACTAAGCACAAAACTGATTGTAATATTATATTTAAACTGTCTGATAACTAGCCTCAGGTAATAGTATAAATAAACGTACTACATATTGTAGTAAGGCAAATATTACAGCACATTAGGTACACTTAGGCCCCTTGCACGAGACAACGCAACGGAGAGAAATAATGGCAACTGCCTTAGAAAAGAAGAATTTAGAAGCACATGTTGACCTATGTCAACAGAGATATGAAAACTTAGAAAACCGCCTAAGCGCAGTTGAAAAGAAGCTACATCATGTGCATCAAGACATACAAGCTGGAAATAAGTCTATGATTAAAGTAATCATAGGAGCAACAGGTACTATTGTTGCAGGTTTATTGTCCACCATTGTCGTTCTCTTAATCAACTTCACCTAGAAACACTAAATAAGTGTATGTTATTAAGAGAACTTACATATCCCCTTACCGAAGCTCAATTAGAAGCTAAGATCAACGCGGCTATCATTGCAATTAAGTCTGATGGTAGTATGTGGCGCAAAGTTAAACAAGGTTCTATAAACAGTCCTGCGTTAAAAACTATTCAAACTGCCCTAACCCAATTAGGATTTCCTGCAAAAGCTGATGGCTGGTTTGGTCCAGGCACAGCAAAGGCAGTAAGAGACTTCCAAACATCAAAAGGCCTTAAGCCAGATGGAGACCCAGGACCTAACACACTTAAAGCAATGGCAAATGCTGTTGGCGGTGGCAGAGGCAAGTCAGTTGAGAAACCTGGCGAAAGACAAGCATACTTAGATAAGAATAAAGAAACTCCGGTAGCGCAAGCAGGGCCAGAAGTTACAGTAGCACCGGGCACAGGAAAAGATGGACCTGCAGGTGGAGCAAAACCTATTGCTGATTTTAAAGGTGCTGACACAGCTGAAAAAGTTGTTGCAGTTGTTGATAATGCATTAACAATAGCAAGAGAAAAAAATGATCCTAAGGAAATAGCACAAATTATTGCCGCAGGTGATGCAAACTTTAATAATGTTGCTGGGCCAGGTGAAAGAGCAGACAGAGCAACAGCAATTATTTCAAAACTTACACCCATTGAACTAGAAAACCCTGTAATTAAATCAGCAGTAGCTGCTCAACAATTACAGGTAGACCTAAAAGAAATGGATCCCGAAGAGGCTCTAAGAAAGTTTGTACAATCAAGGTATGCATTTGTAATTCCGGAACGTTTTAGAGGCAAAGCAACTGCCCAACAAAAATTTGAAGCTATGGTTAGAGCAGCACAAGACGAACAAATGATGAGTGCGTTTGTAGAACCAAACAAAGCAACTGAAATAATACAAGACGAAATAAAGAAAATAGAATCTGATCCTATGTCAGCAACCAATCAAGACAAGGATAGAACTAATACAGACAAAATGCCTGCAGGTGCAAATAGTAAATCTCCAACTGGCGACTTTGATGGCCCAGGCAACATGACACAACCTAACGCCGGTGATGATAGTGGCATGACTAGTTCAAATACTGACAACACAGTTAGCAAAAAAACACCAACAGAAATTAAAACTGATGTTGAAATTAACGATTTTAAAGCCGCAGTAGATGATGCACCAGAAACTGAGAAACCTGTTGTAGGTGGCATGACACAAGAAGTAAATAGCGCAGTTCAAATACTAGGCGGAGATTTATCTACAAGCAATTTAGAGAAACTTGTTGTCATAATAGAAAAGCAAAGCACTAAACCAATACTACAAAAAATAATCGGTAGACGATTAGAAAAACTTTACAGCAAAGATGACCTTGCAGACCTAGAGGGCATTGAAGGTGACGAACTAGAAGCAGCTAAGATGCTTGTACAACTTAAAGTAGCACTAATGGATGGTACGGCAACAAACTTTGTTTATAAACCAGCAAGCGCAACTGCTACAAGTAGCGGAGATGGTCCAGGAAGCACTGATGAACCACTAGGAGATCCATTGAAAGGTGGAGAACTACCAACAGGCCCGGGTGGAGACGAACCATTACCAACAACAGGTAATAATAAAGAAGAAGAACCTAAATTTACAACTAGAGAACGTGCAGTATTAGTAAGCACAGCTGAACAACTTTACCTTTCAATGAAGGGCGGTACTGGTATTGGTACATCAAAGAATAAGTTAAACCGACAGTTGAAAAAGATTAAAGACGAAGCACAATATAATTTTGTTGCAAGCGAATATAAAAAAGAATATGGCACTGATTTGTTTGATCACTTCTATGATGAAATGAGCGACAGGAACATCAAGAAATATGTAGAACCAGAAATGAAACGTCTTGGTATAGAAATGCCTGAGCGCAGTGAGTTTGAAAGTTTTACATACGAAAGTATTTTAGACGGCCTAGATAATCTTGTTAACGAAAGACAAGTATGGGCAAAGGCAGGATCAAAAGTAGTACGCAAGTATCGTTGCATGAGTGGCAGACGCAAAGGTAGAGTAGTCGGAACACCCGGACAATGTTTTGCAGCACCGGATATTAAAAAACGTATTTTATTAAAAAAGACAAAGGCACGTTTAGGAAATAGAATGACTAAAAAGGCCAAACGTACTAAAAGAACTAATCCTGCTTCTAAAAGAGTAGCACAAATGAATAAGTCGTCAAGATGATAGTATTAGAAGTATTAGAAGAAGGCGCAACTCGTGTGTGGAGTAGATCCGGCGGCAAGCAGACTCGTAAGTTTAGGTGTCAGTTTGGTGCTAGAAAAGGACAAGTTAGAGCAAGTCCAGCGGCATGTAATGCGCCAATTAATGTAAAGAAAAGTGTTGGTCTAAAGCAAACAAAAGCAAAACGATCAAGCACAATGAAAGTTAAGTCAGCGATATCAAAAAGAGCAAACCCAGCAAGTGTTCGCTTGAAGAGGTTAAACACACCAAGTAAGACACCCTTTGGAAGGAAGAAGTTTAAATGAGAATGCACGAATTATTAGAAAACGAGTTAGATGTAATGTCAGCTGACGATAAACAAGTAACATTAAAGGATCCTAAGACAGGGATTGAAACTAAAGTTCCAAGAGATCCAAAAAAACCAGGTGTTATACAAAAAGACCCAAGCGATGCAAGCGGAAAACGTTTTGTAATTAATCCAGGGCAAAACGGCGAAGTTGACAAAGGCATTCAGCCAGGAGCTAAAGTAGTTATGAAGGCACCGATGTAACAACATGAAAATGAATGAGCTCATAAATTCATTTGAAATATTTACAACCAACGAAGAAAAAGATTTGTTGGGCAAGATCGACGCGAGACCGCATCCGATCAGCTCATATACAGAAAGAGAACAAACCATAATTAATAACATGGTGAAGAAAAGTTTAGTAAGTAAAGTACGCGACAGAGATCTCTTTTTGGTTATGAGAAATGATTGACGAAAATTTATTAAAACAACTTGAAGAAATAGTAAACAGTGTTGATTTAACTGTTATCCCGTATCAACGAGGTAACAGCATACGAATTAAACATTTTGTGATACGTAAAAGCAAACATGGTTATCTAATATATGATAGTCAGGCTAATAAGCAAGTAACTAGTTACTACAGTAAAGCTGCGGCAGTAGCCCATGTTTATTGTAATGTTAATAGGATACAGGACCATGATAGAATAAAGAGATTAGATGACACATTAAGTAAACATCACGTTGATAGTCTTTTTTATAAGAATACTGTACAGACAACTAAAGATGAATTAAAAAGATCAGTAGCAGAACTTAGACTAGATATTGCGCTACATGATACCCAAGATGCTAAAGACCAATTAGAGTATTACATTCTAGGTTAATTGGCTAAATAACTATAACAGCATATTAAAACATTAGGAAGAGCCCGATGAACATTAGAGAAATTAACAAACCCATGACAGCAGCTTCATTGAACGAAAGCCTTGCTAAAAGATTTGGAAAAAAGATTAACCTAGAAGCTTTTACTTTAGAGCAACTAGAGGACGCTCGTAATAGAGTACGTACAACATTAAGTCAATATGAGACTAATGAAAGTTTTGACGCAGTGCATGATGAAAAATATCAAAAGAATAAACTCTTCCTTGATGTTCTTAATGCCGCAGTGTTAGAAGCAGACGTAAACGAAGGCGAAGTGCCTGCAGCACTAAAAGCATATCAAGATAAGCAAGCAGGCAAGAAGCCAGCAGATAAGAAAGCAGGCAAGAAGCCAAAAGACGGTAAGATGCCAATGGATGATAATGGTACGCCAGATGATAAATCGGACGATAAGCCAGCATTCCTTAAAAAGAAAAATGAATCAAAGAATATAGATGAAGGTAAAGCAATTATTAACAATTACTTTACTTCGCTACTAGAAGGTGCAGAAGACAAAGCTGAGCTAGTAATGGCATCCAAGGACATGGTTGATCGTGTTACAGGTTGGATGGAAGACACAGCAGAAATGCAAGCTGAATCTATGCTAGAACTAGGTGATGCTATCCGTGACGAAATGGGTCAAGCAGAATCAGAAACGTTTATTGGTACAGTTAAGCCAGCATTAGAAAGTTTATACACAGCACTAGAAAGCACAAGAGCAGCACTTACTAACGGTGTAGCACAGATAACTGGTGAAGGCGGAGTACCTACTCCAATGGGTGATGAAGAGCCAGCTATGGACGCAGGCATGGACGCAGGCATGGACGCTGAAATGGAACCAACTATTGATGCTGAAGATGACTTCGGCGGCAGTGAAGCTGCGGTAGGTGGCGAAGCAGAAGCTGGACGTGAAAAGCGTGAAAGTAAAATTGCAAAAAAGAAAATGATCGAAACTAGTCGCAGACTAGGTACAATTCTTTCAACTAGTAAATAGAGATCAGACATGAGAGTGTCTGATATCATATTAGAAGAACCCAATCTTATAGCAAGTCAACTTGTACAGGTATTAAGAACTGTTATTAACAGTGCTGATCAAAACAAGCAAAGTGTATACCTACATTTTACTAAACCTAACAGGGAAGAAATAAGAACAGGTTCTAAGAATCTTGATCTCAATAAACTCATGCAGAATGTAGGCGGCGAACAATTTGACTACGGTACATTTAAAGCTGCTTACGATACCGATGCAAGAGTTAAAACAATGGTAAACAATTTTAACGAAAAAGGCATAGAACCTAAAACAGCAACAGTTGCTAGAACAGGTGATGCTCCTCAACAAGACGCTGAGGGTGATAAAGTTGGTGCCATGGCTAAGTCAGCAACTGACTTAGGCGATAAACTCTAAAAAACTTCTTGACACTACTGTAAACTTATGTTATACTATGTATAACTTATGGAGTATACTTATGACAGAACGAACTGATGAACAGATCATCACACAAATCAAAGAACTAATTGTAGAACAAGTTCAGCCAGCAGTAGCAGGACACGGCGGAAACATTGAGTTCCTATCGTATGCAGACGGCGCCTTACTGTTAGAACTACAAGGTGCGTGTTCAGGATGTGCAGGATCAACGGCAACACTAAAGTATGGTGTTGAACAGATGGTTAAACACTTTGTACCAGAAGTAACGTCAGTTGAAGCACAAGACGGCTTTAGTGAAGTAGATCCATATTATAGTGGCGGCATGGATAGTTGGGATATGATTCCTATGAACCAAGACGGGCTTGATTATGAGTAGTTTAATTATGTCCAAGTACGACTATCAGCCTATAAGCCGGAAACAAGTTGAAGGCAAGCGTAAGTACATGACACCCGATGGCGGCGCAGTTGCTAGTGTTACAACTATTCTAGACGCTACAAGCGACAAGTCCGGACTTATGGCTTGGCGCAAGCGTGTAGGTGAAAAGAAAGCACAAGAAGTTGTTACTGAAGCAGCAGGTGTTGGCACACGTATGCACAAGTACCTTGAAGACTATGTTGACTTTGGTGAACTACCTACACCAGGTGGCAATCCGTTTGCTAAGAAAGCACACAAGATGGCTCAGGAAGTAGTTAAACATGCTATGTGTGATGTTAACGAGATATGGGGTAGCGAAGTTGCTCTTTATGTTCCGCAAATGTATGCAGGCACTACTGACCTAGTTGGACAATACAAAGGCCAAGATTGTATAATGGACTTTAAACAGACCAACAAGCCTAAGAAGCTAGAGTATGTACAAAACTACTTCTTACAGCTAGTAGCGTATGCTGAAGCCCACAACGCAATCTACGGCACTGACATACGTGAAGGTCATATCTTTATGTGTAGCCGAGGTGATGACGGTATGGAATTAGGTGGCGAAACTTATCAACAGTTTGATGTATGGCCCGATGAATACGATGAATGGCGACACGAATGGTACAACAGAGTTTATACCTATTATGAACAACACGCATAAATACTATACAAAGCGTAGGAGAAACTAGTGGCAGTCGTACAAATATCACGTATACAAGTTCGTAGAGGACAAAAGAATGTAGGTGCAGGCTTACCGCAACTCTCGAGCGGAGAGTTAGGATGGGCAATTGACAGTCGTGAATTGTACATAGGTAATGGATCGGTAGCAGAAGGCTCACCGGCAGTAGGTAATACTAAAATATTAACACAATTTGATGATATCTTTAGTCTTGCTGACACATATACATATCGCGTAGGCGATGCGTATCTACAGACAGGTAGTTCAAGTGCTAGTCCTATTCAACGGACGTTGCAAGCAAGGTTAGATGATATCGTAAGTATCAAGTCATTTGGTCTTACTGGTGTTGCTAGTGACAATGCAACGGTAGGAATACAACGTGCAGTTGACCAATTGTTTATAAATGATGCAACAAAAGGCAACGAGTCAAGTAGAGTTGCATTGTATATAGACCCAGGCGTTTATACTATTACCGGACCAATTTATGTTCCCCCACACGCAACTATACTTGGTGCTGGTGCAGGAAAAACAGTAATTAAAAATACAGCCAATTCGGCAATGTTTATAACTGTAACGTCAACAAGTACTCCGGGCGTACCAAATACTTCGCCTACAAGTGTAACCCAATCGCAAAACATAAGACTAGAAAACATTACATTAGAAACAACATCTACTAACAAAGTGCTTCATTTGCAGAGTTGTAAAGATAGTTACTTCTATAATGTAGATATTATAGGTCCTTGGATACAGTCTGCTGCGCTTACAGCAAACTCAATTGGTATACAAATGGACAGCCTAAGCGGATCAGTAGAAACAAAAAACAATATATTCCAGAACGTAAAGGTTACAGGATTTAGTTATGCTGTAGAGTCTGTATGGGATATTCATACTAATACCTTTGACAAGTGTACATTTGATGTACTAGGGTACGGCATAACATTTGGTAAGGGAATGACATTAGGAACTGTGTCTGCAGGTAACGGAACAGGACCATATCAAAACACAGTTTTAAACAGTGAGTTTACTAACATAAATCTACAAGCGATCTATATCGAACAAGGGTTAAAGAATCTTAGTAATACTAATAAATTTAGTTTATGCGGCAACAACGCTGGCACTGAAGGAGCACCTACTAGCAGTGTAATTAAATTCAACAAGAGCACAAACAACAGTGTAGATGACTTCTTTGCTAGAACTGAAGCATTGTCATACACACAAGCTAACATAAACGGTATTGCATACTTGCCAGAAATAGAAGGCAATAGTGTATACACACAAGGGTATCATAACGTTTTAAATATCGTTCAAGGTGCTAATGTTAAAACGTTTAGGTTACCTGGTGCAGAGAACCAATCTTATAGCATTGATTATATCATTACTGCAACAAACTTTGAAGCAGTAAGAAGCGGAACACTTACTATTACACAAGAGAATTTTGGTACACCAGTAGTAACCGTAGCAGACGATTATAATTATTCAGGTGCAGTGGCATACGAAGACGATATTGTTTTCAACGCTACAGTAATTGATGAAGATGGGGACTTGACAAACGAAACAATTTCTGTTACAGTAACAAGTACAAACTTACAAGCAGAGATGAAATTTACAATTACGTGCAAGCAAAGCAATATACTTTAAATGTTTAACAAACAACGTTACGAAGACCGGCTGTCCTCGTGGAGTGTTTTTCGACAAGAATTAGAAAGTGTCGACGATCCAGTTCAAGAGGCAATTAACTTTTACGACAACGCACCTAGGGTAAGTATACACACTGATCCTTGGGATAAGACAACCTGGCCAACTGCCTGGGAACTTGTTTCAGAAAATCAATACTGTAATTTCTGTATCTTGTTAGCAATATGTTATAGTTTACAGTTAACTAATTGCTTTACTGGTGAAGATTTTGAGATATATATTGGTACAAACAAAGAAAAGTCAGAGACGATGTATGTACTCCGCATTAACAACTTAGGTATTATAGTTGCACAAAACGGTAATACTCTAAGTAAAACACTTAATCCGCTCGAAGGAATCACTGTCGAAAAACACTACGTGATCTAAGAGTAAAACTAAATATACAACTAGAAAGAGGTAAACATGTCAAACGGAATTAACATCAACATTGTCAAACGCACAGGAAAAAAAGAACCACTTAACATTGATAAAATACACAAGGTAGTAGAACTTGCGTGTGAAGGACTAGCTGGTGTTAGTAGTAGTCAAATAGAAATGAATGCAAACATTCAATTTTATGATGGCATGAGTACAGATGAAATCCAAGAAATATTAATTAAAGGTACTAATGATCTTATATCATTAGATGCGCCTAACTATCAATATGCAGCTGCAAGGCTACTATCATATGCAGTGTATAAACAAGTGTTTGGTGAATACAATGCTATTACATTCCAACAGAATATTGACCGCAATATTGAACGTAAAGTATATGATCCAGAGATACTTGAAAAGTATACAACAGAAGAAATTATAACCCTTGATAGCTACATCCGTCACAAGCGTGATGAGAACTTTACCTATGCAGGCTTGCGCCAAGTAGTAGACAAGTATCTCGTACAGGATCGTTCTAATGGACAAATATTTGAGACTCCCCAATTTATGTACATGATGGTTGCGGCCACACTATTTGCTAACTACCCAGCAGAAACACGTATGCATTATGTAAGGAGATACTACGATGCGACTTCACTTTTTAAAATTAATATCCCAACGCCAGTCATGGCCGGGGTCAGAACGCCTGTGCGACAGTTTGCTTCGTGTGTCCTTGTTGACAGTAATGACACCCTTGATAGTATCTTCGCAAGTGATATGTCGATTGGTAGATACACTGCACAAAGAGCAGGTATCGGAATCAATGCGGGACGCATCAGAGGAGTCAATGCAAGAATCAGAGGGGGCGAAGTAGCGCACACTGGTATCATTCCTTTCCTAAAGAAGTTTGAAAGCACAGTACGTTGTTGTACACAAAACGGAGTACGTGGCGGTAGTGCAACTACACACTTTCCTTTTTGGCACCAAGAGATTGAAGATATCCTTGTACTAAAGAACAACAAGGGTACTGAGGACAACCGTGTACGCAAGTTAGATTATTCAATTCAGCTTAACCTAACTATGTATCAAAGGTTGTTGTCTGGAGGCAATATAACTTTATTCTCGCCGCATGATGTACCTGGATTGTATGAAGCATACTTTGGTGAGCCAGCTGCATTTCAAGAACTGTATGAGAAGTACGAACGTGCTACAAGCATTAAGAAGCGCTCAGTGCCAGCAATGGAGTTGTTTAGTGCATTAATTAAAGAACGTGCAGAAACAGGACGCATTTATATTATGAATGTTGACCACTGCAATACACACAGCTCGTTTAAAGACACAGTATACATGAGTAACTTGTGTCAAGAGATTACATTGCCTACTAAACCATTAGAGCACATTGATGATCCAGATGGTGAAATTGCGTTATGTATTCTTAGTGCTATTAATGTAGGACTAATTAAAGAGCTAGACGACTTAGAAGAACTATGTGAACTAGCAGTAAGAGCACTAGAAGAAATTATTGATTACCAAAAATATCCTATTAAGGCTGCTGAGATTAGTACAAAAGCAAGACGCAGTTTAGGCATAGGTTATATTGGCCTAGCACATTATCTTGCAAAGCACAGAGCAAAATATGACGACCAAGAAGCATGGAACTTAGTGCATAACTTGTCAGAAGCATTCCAGTATTACTTGCTGAAAGCAAGCAACAAACTTGCACAAGAGCGCGGCCCATGTGAATACTTTCACCGTACTAAATACAGTGATGGCATTATGCCTATCGACACTTACAAGAAAGATGTTGATACTATTGTGGAGCACAAGTTAAATTATGATTGGAATAGTCTACGGGCATCTATCAAAGAACACGGCCTCAGGCACAGCACTTTGTCCGCACAAATGCCTTCAGAGAGTTCATCCGTTGTGTCGAACGCAACAAATGGAATCGAACCACCTAGAGGATACTTGTCCGTTAAGAAGTCCAAGAAAGGGCCTCTTAAGCAGATTGTTCCACAGTATAATACACTAAAGAATCACTACACATTGTTATGGGACATGCCTAGCAATACAGGTTATATCAATGTAGTAGCAGTAATGCAAAAATTCTTTGATCAAGCTATTAGCGGTAACTGGTCATACAATCCTACACACTTTGAGAACAATGAAGTTCCGATGAGTGTAATGATGAACGACTTGTTAACAACATACAAGATGGGATGGAAGACATCCTATTATCAAAACACATACGACTATAAGACAGACGACGATGTACCAGCACATCCTTTAGGGTGGCATGATAATGTTGCTGAAACAGCGCCTGCCACATTATCAGTATTAGTAGACGACGAAGACGAATTTTGTGATAGTTGCGCAATTTAAAGGTTGACAGTGTAGCATCTAGGTGCTATAATATATATAAGCAATAAGGAAATAAGATGGCAAAGACTGTATTTAATAAAGAAAAAGTAGATTTCACTAAACAGAACATGTTCTTTGGTGCAGATCAGAACACACAGCGTTACGATACGTTTAAGTTTCCTGTGTTTGACAAACTTAATCAAACAATGCTTGGTTACTTTTGGCGCCCTGAAGAAGTAAGTCTGCAGAAAGATCGTTCTGACTTTGCTAACTTTCGACCAGAGCAGAAACATATTTTTACTGCTAATTTAAAATATCAAACATTACTTGACAGTGTCCAGGGACGTGGTCCATGTCTAGCATTTTTGCCGCATGTGTCACTACCTGAACTTGAAGGATGTATTGTTACTTGGGACTTCTTTGAAACAATCCACTCACGTAGCTACACACATATTATGAAGAATGTGTATGCTGATCCTGGTGAAGTGTTTGATACTATTCTAGACGACGAAAAGATTATTGCTCGTGCAACTAGTGTTACTAAGCACTATGACGAGTTTACTGAAGCAGCTGATGCGTACAATCACAGAGGTGAAGGTAGCTTACATGATGTTAAGAAGAAACTATTCCTTGCAATGATGACAGTTAATATCTTAGAAGGCTTGCGTTTTTATGTAAGTTTTGCTTGCACGTTTGGCTTTGGAGAACTAAAGCTAATGGAAGGCAGTGCTAAGATTATTAGTCTTATTGCTCGTGATGAAGCACAGCACCTAGCGTTATCAACACACGTATTGAAACTATGGGCTCAAGGCAAAGACGATCCAGAGATGGCCGAAGTTGCTAAAGAGTGTGAAGAAGAAGTATACGAGTTATGGCGCGAATGTGTTGAAGAAGAGAAGGACTGGGCCGAGTACTTGTTTAAAGACGGATCAATGATTGGCTTAAATGCTCAACTGCTTAATCAATATGTAGAATACATTGCTAACCGTCGACTCAAAGCACTAGGATACAATGCTATCTTTGATGCTCCAGTAAACACTAATCCGCTTCCGTGGACACAGCACTGGTTGTCAAGTTCAGGCTTGCAAGTAGCGCCACAAGAAACAGAAGTAGAGAGTTATATTATTGGCGGCATCAAACAAGATGTGTCTACAGACTCACTTAAAGGATTTAGCTTGTGATCGAAATCTGGGGTAAACCAGCGTGTCCATTTTGCGATCAAGCAAAGGCACTGTGCGAGTCTCGAAAGTTAGCGTATACCTATAAACAATTAGGTACGGACTTTACTCGAGAAGAAGTACTGGAAAAGTTTCCAGGAGCAAGAACGTTTCCACAGATTAAAGTAAACAATGAAAATATTGGTGGGTACGACAAGCTAGGTGCATACCTAGAAGATACTAATTATAACGGAACAGGATGGACATTATAAATGTTAATTGAAATACCATACAAAAACGGAGACACTGTCTCTTTAAAACTAAGTTCGGGCGAAGAAATTGTTGCTCGTTTAGTTGAAGAGAATGACACACAATTTACTCTTAAGAAGCCAATGGTGCTTATTATGGGCGCAGAAGGCCTAGGACTTGCTCCATATATGTTTAGTGTAAATCCAGATAATAAATTTGTGTTACGTGCTAACTCTGTATCGTGTGTGTCTAAAACACAGGATGAAATTAGTAAGCAATATGTTGCTACAACTTCAGGAATAGCAATATAATGCCAGGAATTAGTCGAGACAACGACACAGCAGTTGGAGATTTAATTCCAAGTCAAACTACTGTATTCGCAAACAACAAACTAGTTATTGTTGACGGCGACGATGTAGCAGGGCATCCTCCAGGAGGAGTGCATTCAGGAACTCCGTTACCAACTATGATAGCAGGTTCTAACAATGTATTCATTGGCGGAGTTGCTGTTGTAAACGCAGGTGACCTTGCTACGTGTAAACATACTTCTACAGGAAGTGCAAACGTAAACGTTGGCGACTAAAAAAAGGTTGACATTGTCAACAAAATCAAGTATAATATAATAACATAACATAACTAAGGAGAATGAATATGAGTGAATTATCACAACATGAACAAATCGTACAAGCATTTAACAACTACTTAACAGAAGCACAAACTTTTGATGACAAAGGCGTTAAGGCGGCAGCGACTAGAGCTCGTAAAGCATTAGGTGATCTAGGTAAACTTACTAAGTCACGCAGAGCTGAAATTCAAGATAAAAAGAACGACATGTAATGAGCGGGCA